AATGCAGATTCACGCTTACAAGTACGCTTTTACAGAAAACCCGTACACCAAGAGCAAGAATCAATGGATGCTGGCAGACCAATTTACAAAGAGTTTGATTTTGTACATATTTGCGTAGCTGGCGATACCCTTACCGAAATCGACACTTTTGCACTTCAGCAACACAAGACCCGTTTCCCTATCCAATGGGCTAACTACATGAATAGACAGGGTGCAAACGATGAGGAAGTAGTTGGAACACCTGTATCAGAATGGCCTTTAGTATCAAAAAGTCAAGCTGAAGAACTACGGGCAATGAAGTTCTACACGGTCGAATCCATTGCAAATGCTTCAGATCAGCAGTTACAGCGTATGGGAATGGCGGCAGGAATGTCACCTTATTCATTCCGTGACAAGGCAAAGGCATTTTTAAATCTAGCTACAAGTTCAGCAGAAACAGACAAGCGTGAACAAGAAATTAACGCTTTGAAAGAAGAACTTGCCAAAAAAGACTTAGAAACTGCTAAAATAAAACAAGAAACAGATGCGAAGCTGGCTCAGATGCAAGATCAGATGGCCGCTATACTTGCCGCTGTTGGTGAAAAGAAAACCCGTAAACGCAAAACGGAAGCCACAGAGGAAGCCTAATATGTCAGCAACAATGCTTGAATTGGTACAGCAAGTCACCGCTGAACTTAACCTAGCCGTGCCTACTTATGTAGCAGGGAACACGAACCAAGATGTGCAACAAATTCTTGCGTTGATGAACCGTGCTGGATATGACTTAATTAAAGAACACGATTGGCAAGCATTGGAGTTGGAATATCGTTTCTACACAAACGCAATAACCACGACCTGTGATACTACGAATGGTACTTATCTATTAAATAACATTCCAAGTACCACAGGGCTGGACAGTAATTATTCAATTGTTGGTACAAATGTTCCACAAGATACTTATGTTAACGAAGTTATTAACTCAACTAGCTTAACTACTACCCAGTTATCTTCAGCAACATCTATTGGCGGTTCAGTTACATTTAGTCGCACTATTTACCCTTTGCCACCTGATTACGAAACCATTACAGATAACACCCATTGGGATAAGACTAAACATTGGCAAATGTTAGGCCCTGTTGATGCACAACAATGGCAATGGCTTAAATCGGGCTATATCTCAACAGGCCCTAGAGTTCGTTGGAGAATCTTGGGTAACAAGTTTGAAATATGGCCACCATATAACACCCAAGAATATTTAGGGTTTGAGTACCGTTCTAAAGGCTGGGTAAGAAGTGTTGCCGATGCTGTAAAGAACAGCTTTACAGTCGATACCGACACATCCGTATTAGATGATTCAATCATCGTATTGTTGACTAAACTTAAATACTTCCAAATTAAGTCTTTTGATACTACTGCATTGCAACAAGACTATATGCGTTACCTATCAATAGCCAAAGCTAACGATAAAGGCTCTGCAACCCTATCATTTGCACCTGCTCCAAGTGCCGTGCTTATTGGTTGGGCAAACATCCCTGATACTGGCTACGGTTCTTAATAATGGCTGTCGCTAAGAAGTTCACGGCCGCTGTAACTTCTCTAGCTTCCCCAATTGGGGGCTGGAACGCTAGGGATTCGTTAGCTGAAATGCAACCGTTAGATGCGGTTCAGTTAGTTAATTTTTTTCCTACGCCTACCGATGTACAGCTAAGAAAAGGTTATAACAAGGCTTCTATTGGAATTACGGGTAATGTAGAAACTCTAATGAATTACGCTGGGTATGATGGCACAAATACGCTTTTTGCCGTTGCTAACGGAGTAATTTATAACGCATCAACTTCTACCGCAACTTCTGTATTTACTGGTTTGACTAACAGTAAATTTCAGCATTGTATGATTAGCACCGATGGTGGTAACTTCATTATTGCCGTAAATGGTCAAGATGCCGCAATGGTTTATGACGGTACACGCTGGTGCAAGATGGCTACTACGACTACTGCACAAACCATTCTGACAATTACAAGGGGCGGTGCAGGTAACTTAACAGCTACGCTGACAACTGCCGCACCACACGGACTTGTTACGGGTAACCGTGTCACGATAAGCGGTGCTACAGAATCAAATTACAACGGTATTTACTCTATTACCGTAACAGGTGCTTCATCCTTTACATACACAATGGCTACCGCACCTGCGGCTAATGCTTCCGTAGTTGGTACTTATACCGTTCTAGGTATCACGGGCATAAACAGTAACACATTTGTTAATGTCAATATGTGCCAAAACAGATTGTTTTTTGTGCAAAAAGACAGCATGACCTTTTGGTATTTGCCTGTTGAATCTATTGGTGGTGCGGCATTAGACTTTCCATTAGGATCAGTAGCCCGTTCAGGTGGATTCTTGCAAGCAATGGGTACATGGACTTTAGATGCAGGTTATGGCGTAGATGATTTATCCGCATTTGTAACCAGTATGGGTGAAGTTATTGTTTACAAGGGTACAAACCCTAGTGATTCTAATGCTTGGAGTGAGGTTGGAGTTTGGCAAATGGGTCAAACCTTTGCTAGACGGTGTTTTTTTAAGTTTGGCGGTGACTTGTTATTACTGACCCAAGACGGCCTTGTACCAATGTCTGCCGCCCTGCAATCTTCACGATTAGACCCAAGAATTAACTTAACCGACAAGATTTATTACGCTGTAAGTCAAGCGGCTACCATTAACTATGCTTCATTTGGCTGGCAAATTAATTATTTTGCTAGTGAAAATATGCTAATCCTTAACATTCCTACTGGTACAGGGTATGAGCAGTATGTAATGCACACGATTACAAAGGCTTGGGCGAGATTTACAGGAATAAACGCACTTTGCTGGGAAGTATCAGGTAATAACAAAATTTTCTTTGGGGCAAATGGATATGTAGGCGAGTTTTATACCCAACCGTCAGATAACGGTGCAAATATTGTTGCAACTGCACAACAAGCCTATAGTTATTTTGACAGTCGTGGTCAGTTAAAACGCTTTACCCTAGTACGCCCTATCCTACAGACAGATAACGGATTACCGACCGTTTTATGCGGTATTAGCACGGATTTTGACACAGTACCATTAACTAACCAGCTTGCTTTTAATCCATCCACTTTGGATGTGGGTGTTTGGGACACTTCTCTTTGGGATGATGCAAATTGGGGTGGAACTTTAACTACTACTAAGTTTTGGCAAGGTGTTACAGGAACAGGTTTTGCTGGATCAATTAACATAAATGTTGCATCGCAAGGTATTGAGTTTCATTGGGCATCAACCGATTATGTAATGGAAAAAGGTGGAGTGCTGTAGTGTTATGTTTTGATAAAGATTTATTAGGGCCATTTATCGCACAAGAGTTAAACATGGTATGGACACCTGAAAATTCTAGGACAATTGGGTGGGTAACAGATGAAATAGAAGCAGTAGTTTGGTATGAGGACTTTAATAAAAAATCGGTAACTTGCCATATTTACTTAAAAAAAGGGTTAAATAGGCAATATTTACATACCATTTTTGATTATCCTTTTGTACAATTGGGGGTAGATAAGATTATTGCCCCAGTAGTAAGCAATAACGACAGGTCGGTAGAGTTTGTCAAGAAATTGGGGTTTGAGGAACAAGCACGATTACTTGATGTTTTTCCTACAGCGGATTTGTTGTTTTTTGTAATGTCAAAAGACAAATGTAGATTTTTAGGAGAAAGATATGGGAAAATCGGCTAGTGCTCCACCGCCACCCGATTACGCAGGTGCGGCAAAAGAAACAGCGGCAGGCAATTTAGATGCCGCCCGTGCCAATATTGCGGCTAACCGTGTAAATCAATACACGCCTTATGGATCGCTTGAATACGAAGTTTCAGGTGAAGATAAGTTCGGCAACCCAATGTGGAAAGCTACGCAATCCCTTGCTCCTGAACAACAAAAATTATTAGATTATCAAAACCAAGCCAGCATAGGTCTTGGTGAATTAACTGGTAAAGGTTTGGGTTATGTCAGCAATATGCTAGACAACCCTTTTGATACAAGCCAATTACCGACTACTGGATTTAATCCTAGTCAGTCGTACCAAGATGCGTATATGCAAAGACTTCAACCCCAAATTGAACAGGGGCGTGAAGCATTAGATGTAAAACTAGCTAATCAGGGTATTCCCGTAGGTTCAGAAGCGTACAGACGAGCAATGTTGGCTCAATCTCAGCGTGAAAATGACTTGTTAGCAACGGCAACTACACAAGGTTTTGGCGTAGGTCAACAAGCCCGTCAATCTGCCTTGCAAGAACAAGCCTATTTGCGTAACGAGCCACTCAATACATTAAGTGCTGTTAGAACTGGTGCTCAAGTACAAGGGCCAACTTTTGTAAACCCTGCAATGCAAGCAAATACCGCTGGTGCTGATATTTTAGGTGCTACACAGATGGGTTATAACGCCCAACTCGGTGCTTCTAACGCTCAAAATGCGGCTAATTCCCAAATGACAAGCGGATTGATGAGTTTAGGTGGTGCTGGAATTATGGCTATGTCAGATATTCGCACTAAAGAAAACATTGAAATCATTGGCGTAGCTGAAAACGGTTTAACTGTTTACAAATACGAGTACAAGCCTGAGTTTAAAGACCACGAATTAGCTGGAAAAGGCGTTCATTACGGCTACATGGCTCAAGAAGTAGAGCAAGTTTACCCTTACGCAGTTAAAACCTTAAATGACGGCTACAAAGTCGTAGATTACGGACTACTATGAATCCTTATATCCTGATGCCACAACAAATGCAAGATGTTAGCGGTTTACAGCCTGTATTTCAAAACTTTGGTCAGCAACAAGCCAACCAACAGGCGGCACTTGCACAACAAAATCAATTGGTTAATCAAGCAGGTCAAACGCAAGGCGGTGCTGGTGTAAATCAACTTGCTATGGCAATGATGTTGCGTAAAAAAGATCCAAAAAAACCTGCTTATGATGGGTGGCAAACTTCAGGTGATAACACTTATTTTGGCTCTAACAGCAACGGCATGGGTGCTGGTGAGATCGGAA